AAGATATAAGCTTTTCCACCAGGAACGACAATGCAGAGCTGCAGTCCATTATCAGCCATCGATACTCGACCTGACCCCTCAATTGTTCCAAGCGAGTCAACACTAAAAGACTCTGTAAGATCAGGATTAACCGTCCTATTAAGTCTGTAAAGAGTATTGCCGTTCACAAAAAACGGTATCTCACTCATTACATGAGAGCCTCGGTTAGGCTCTAGCATTTGACCTGCATCAATCATTGAAATGCCAGGAGTTCCGAACAAACATTCCCTTGAAAGCGTTTGCGTCTCGCTAACGTTTGCATACCAGTTCACGCATCTCTGTGCAGACAAAGGCAGAGAACGGCTCTGGTAAAAGCCGTTAGTAAACGGTAAGTTTATACGCCCGTTAGGTTTTGGCATTAATTAACCCGTCCAACTGACTGAGAGGCAATAAGATTGACCGTATCTTGATTGTTTTCGCACCATAGTTCCACATAATCTCCGCTAGTAAACGTGTGCTGCCATATAGCTGTTATTGAAGCGGCCTTGGAAGAGCTAACAGTACCACCTTTTCCAGTAACTACGACGGGAACACCGTTTATCGCTATATATACAGTTATCTGCTTATCACCACCAGATGCAGCAATAAAAGAGCTAGAGAAATCAATAGGCACGCGCACGTCATTTTCACCAACGTAAGTTACTCTACCGGTCGTATCACAAGTAAAATGGCTATCACCATTACACGTCCATACGGCATTAACCTTAACTGGCGTATTTGTTGCAGCTATTGTTGTTTCAAGTATATTTCCGCTGAATGACATTAGAGCATCTTTTCTAGTGTCAGGTATTCCGCTATTACCCGAAAAAAACCATCTAACGTCATCAACAGTTATAGTATCGAGCGGAACATCTAATCCTGAGAAATTACATCCTTGGACTGTAGCTATTGTGCCAGGGCCAACATTTCCAGAACTAGCAAGCCCTGTTATTCCAACTGAACCAGCAACCCCAAAGGCTACACCATCATCTATCTCAATAGTAGAAGGCGTTGAGTTTGACATATCTAAAAATGTAAAAGTCGGGCTAGTACTTTCCATAAATAATTTCGATATTGAGAATATAATACCATCAGCGCCTAGATTTGTTATCCCGTCATCAATATCTAAAGATGACGCACCCTCTATTAAAACAGTTTGCAAATTGTTAAACGTTCCGTACTTTGTGCCGGATAAATCTCGCACCTTATCGCTCAAAAATAGAATCTGACCACCAACTGTATCTGTAAAATCATATCCCTGCGAAAGTGGGTGATCAACTTGCAAGTCACGAATAGTTAGCGATGCATCAACGGACGTGAACATCGTGCCTGTACCACTGTATGTCAGCACAGGTGACAATATATTGTTGCCCGTTATTAGCGACTTGTCTCCCACAATAAATCGCTTTGCAGTTGTAAACGACGCACCTATGATAAATTGGGTCTCAGCATCAAGTGTTATTGTGTTCGCGTCTTGAGTTGGGAAATCAGCTTCTTTATTTATTATGATAGTATTGGATGGAGCGGGCGTGGCAGATGTTGATATTTGAATAACATCACCAGCTTGCCCGACATTAATCCCTGACCCAGCTTGAATAGTTCTTGCGACAACAGGGTTTACATCAGTATCTACTAGCACCTCTGCGCCACCACTTGAGCCATTATCAAAATCTACAGATATCTCTACAGCGTTTGACGGGCTAACAGATGCAGATATGCCAGCGCCAGGCTCAATTGATCTTATCTTGTTTTGAGAACCAGCAATCTGTAGCACAGGCGTTCCGCTACCTTCAACAAGAAGTTCCGCTAACTGATACTGTGATGCAAAGTCATCAACTGCGATAGTGACATTCTTGCCGCCATCTTCCATATTAATAGAAGCTGTGCCGCTAACAGTCGTTTGCTTAGTGAAGTTGCTCCACTTCTTGCCAGAAGGTCTTGTATTGGTAACCATTAGCTGCCACTCTCTTGAACGATTGTTCCAGTTGTTTCTGCCAGTATTGTATTTGTGTCTGTTTCGTAGAAGTGATAATTGCTATCCAATGTATCGCCTTCATTGCCTGAGCCGATAGGTAGCGTAGATGGGTATTGAGATAACGGCCTGGTAATGGATAGCTTTAATACTGACCTGTAAGCATCACGCGCATTTTCTCTCAAATCCATGCTTACCGCCACGTCATATTGAGGAGCAAGCTTGATAGCGAGGTTTAAAACAATACCTTCTATCGCTCCGTCTGGGACGGTAATCTCATTACCAAGATTTGAAACCACAGTATAACCTAGCGCGATGCCTTTAGCTTCCCACGCAAACATCATACGGTTTAAATACCGTATAGCGTCGGTTGCTTCATTGGGCTGAATTGGCTGCTCAGATGATTGAACTATTATTTCTTGAAGTGCATCACGAATTATTGTGCTGGCTGTCTCGGTCACTTGAGGCCTCCGCTTTTACTTTTCGTGTGCGTTTTGGTTTGGCTGTCTGTTTTTCCCAACCGTTGTTGATGGCGAATTGCTCTTGAGCGCTGTCTTCTCTGACCTCAATGAGTGATCCGCTTGGTCGTTTCCATTGTGCCATTATTAAGACCTCATAGTTAATGTGTGTAGTATATAACTATAAGGTCTTAGAAACAAATTGTTGTGGTTATTGGGTTATAACAAGCCCTGTTAAGGAGCGTTAAACTAAGAATTAACTCTAGCCGTATAAAGCAGTATCATTAGCAGAGTAAAAACTATTACCCATGCCACTGCAAAGCTTTTTATATCCCTGACCTTTTCAGCCCTGCTAAGCCTTGGGAATACCTTTATTAGATAGTATGGTAGAAAACCCATGTTATTTACTTATCCTGTAAAACGCAATGCATCACATTATCTGAACTATATGCTGCAAACTCTACAGGTGGCCCATTTTCTAACTCTGGCTTATAGAACCTTAAAAATGCCTCTGATATATCGTAAAACTCAGCCTCTACTTTTATAGTTCCGCCATCGTCTTTAAATGTTACGCCGTAATGATTCATTTTATTTAATCCTCCAGCTCTTCAAAACCATCTATGATTTCATTTTCTATATTCGCCACAGTAGAGTAACCAGCGTACACCCGTTTAGGAACTAAAACAAGCTCACGCCTAACCTTGCCGTTAGTATTCTTCTCCTGAATAATCACGCCATGATTTGCCGCTTCTTCAAGCACTTCTGCGCGGTTTGTGCTTAGTGCTGAGCTGTTATATTTTTTCATTCTTCATCCCTCCATTTAACATAAACATGAACCTGATTAGATAGTCTGGCAAGGTCTTCAAACGCCACGACCTTATCAAAAGTAACCTGATTGACAATTTCTTTTATTTCCTTTGTTATAGTCTCCTTAAACTCACGTACCTGATTATCTACTATCCTTTGAGTAATGGTATCTTTGACAACTCCTTCAAGTTGATCTTGGATTATCTTAATGACATTACCATCAAACTTGCCGCTACTTTCTACCATCTTCTTGCTCCTTCTTCACTAACTTATACCCAAAAGTATCCCTGTATGCCGTGTAAGTCCTGCTGTCATCGTCACCGTATGTGATATACGCGCCATTATTAGATCTTATTTTCCACCCTTTGTATTGAATAAATTCACCAGGAGTTAGCCCTACTATCATCTTAAACTCAGTAAGCCCTACCTCTCGCTCCTCGGTATCGACAGTTCCAACAACTTTAAAACCTAAAGCTTCACACAATGCTAGTAGCAATTTCTTTTCTTCAGTCATTCTTATTGCTCCTTGTTAGGATTAATTTACACAACATACTCTAAAGCATAAAAAAGAGGCCGTCAAGCCTCTTCTCGTTTTACTAATGACCACCTGTGAATCCGTACTTAATCTCGGCATTCTTTCTTGCCTTGATAGCGTCATCTTTATTTTTGTATGTTCCAAGGCTTATAGAAATATCATCAACTCTTATTCTTGCTCGCCATTTATCAGAGTCTTTCCGATATGTCACACCACATGTTCCGCTAGTGTTGTTCTTATGTTTTTTTTGGTTTCTTGCGTTAGCCTTATGATCTACGCTTCTTAGATTTGACCATTTGTTGTTTAAACCATTACCATCTATATGGTCAATCTCTTTTGGTTGCTCGCCCGTCATTAGAACCCAAATAATACGATGTACGTACAGATAGTACCCAAACAGCTCGACCCTTAAATACTCCTTTTCCTTTTTAGGTCCACATTGGTGTATTCCGCCGACTTCTTTTCCTGCCTTATGCCTTCCACCGATACCTCTGTCCTTTCTTGATGTAAGTATTCCTGTTTCTTGGTTGTAACTAAAGAATAAGTTAACTATTTCTGGATCTATATGTCGAGCCATAAAAAACCCCTGCAACGCATGAATGAATAACAAACATACATTAACAGGGGTTTTAGGTCAAGCTTTTGCAGCTAGACTACACTATACTCATGACCCAAACCCGTGCCCCGCAAAGAACGGATTCAAGGTCGCATAAGCAGGGCGTAAATCGAAACGTACGATCTGCTTGTTCTTGTCACCGTCAGCATACTTACTAACACGAATCTGCAAACCGTCTGCAGTTGTTGCGATAGTATCCGTGCTGTAAAGCTTCTTGATCGGTACGGAACCAATCGAGAACGCTTGCTTGTGCCAGAACATGTTAGGCTGAATAAGCGTTGAAGCTGCACCACCTAGTGTTACAACATCACCAGAGATAGGAGCACTATCAACAGTGTTATAAGCGCCGGTAGCTTCATAGATAGCTGGGCCATTGATAACAATGTTACCAGCACCTGAACCGTCTAATGTTACTGTCTGAGCAACAACACCAGTGAACAACACGTTAGAGCCTGTATCGTCAATAACTGGCTGTCGAGTCGACAAGTTTAGACGATTGCGACCTGCGATAGTGATGGTCTCACCGGCTGCAACCACTAAGTTAGCCTGGAAGCCTGTAACCGCTAGAGTCTGCTTCATGGTGTCTTTAGCAGTTACATAAGTAACATCAGGGTTAGCTGATAATGTACCTGCGCGATCCGCTCCAACACCAGTTGTATAGCTCGACATAGTGGTAGCCGTCATAACTTTAAGGCCTGCGAAGTTATCACTAATGATAGCCTTCTGGTGAGCCTCAGAAATTAAACCACCCGCTGAGCCACCAGCACCAAGCGAACGCTGATTAGACGCCAGCTTGGTTTGCGTGTATGGGTTGACAGAATAGCACCAGCTACCATCCATTGGGATTCCGGTAGACTGCATTACTGCACCAGCTTCCGCAACATGATCCCAAGTACTAGCCGCCGTTCCAACAGTACCAGCAAGCAAGCCGCTGTTTACCATCATGTAGTTAGCGTAATCAACTTCAAGATCTGTAACGATTCGAGTTGCCGCAGGCTTTAAAAGCTGTTCAAGCTGATCCATCTTGATTGCTTCGTCTGCCTCGTCATAATCGACATCTACAGTGAAGTAATCTTGAACCGTACCAGTTGCTTTACCTGTGATGATGTCAGAGCGATTACCACCTGAAATATCACCGTTTGATGTACGTTTTGACGTGTAATCAGTAGGGCGTTTAAAGTCTACATTCTCACCGGATGACGGGTTGAACTTGCCATCGAGCAATTGTGTGTTAACGTTTTTAGATAAGACTCGTTCGCTTTCAAACTCATCCAAGAAAACCCGTGCTAACTGACGGGTAAAGTTACTATCAAAATTATTAGCCATGAGCGACTATCCTCTTAAATTAAGTATATGTCGCGCCTTTCGGCCCCTTTTCTTTCAGAGGCATTCCTGAACCGCTTAACGGCTCTACCGGATTGGGCGCTGTTGGTGTTTTTACTCCAAGCGTAGAAGCCTTTTGCTTAATCTCTGTTTGAATACGAATAGCCGCATTCATAGGATCTAACTGACTGAGAGTTTCAAGCTCTAGCGGATTCTGTGCTAAGTACTTTGTAATCAATGGCCCTTGGTCGTCATTCAAAATAAATGACGCAACTTGTTCATTAATACCGTAATTAACAACAGCATTGCCAGCCGCTTGCAACTCTGCTTCACTTACTCCAAGCTTTACCGCCCGTTCATTATAAGTGTTCACAGCTTTAGCAAATTCTTCCTGCTTCTTACTTTCAGCTTCAAGTTTAGCTTTGCTGTCTTGCTCTGCTTTGTATTCTTGCTGCTTATCGTAAAGAGCCGCCTGTCTTATAGCCTCATCCCTCTTTCGAAGATCATCTTCATAGCTGTCGCTATACGGATCAACTTCAGGTATTGATGGCCTTGTTTCCTGCGGTATTTTTGACTTAACATCTTCAAGTTGTTTCTTTAATGCTTCAGCTTCACGTCTAGCTTCTCTAACTTCAAAAGCCTTCTTTGCCGCTATATCATTAACAACTTTCTGCTGCTCCTCAGAAAACAATGGTTTATTCTCGTGGTTCTCTCCACTATCCGGTGCAGTCTCCGTCGCAGCGTCTTGAGTTGTCGGTTCAATTGGCTGTTGTAGCTCTTCCTGCTCACTCATGGCTTATCGCCCTCGCGTATTAATATCGCTATTCTGTAGCGTACAGTATTACTATTGAGTTATATAACTAATTGGATATATTGTCAAGATTGACTCTCTTGAGCATCAAGCACGACCTCGGCTTGCTCTATATAAGCCTCTTGATTAGTTGGCCCGACTATAGTGTCAACACCCATAGCTTCTCGAAGCTTGTTTAATGTGTCAGCTTGGGTATTTAAAGCATTAACCATTGTTTCGTTTTGCTTACGCTGCTGCTCACTCATAGCCAAGATTAAGTCTTGTTGCATTTTCTCAAGCTTCAAATCAAACTCTTGCTCTTTCTGTCTTGCGCTAATCAAGCCCCCTGTCTCTCTAGTCTCAAGCTCTTTTAGCTTGATATCTTGATCGCGCATCTTGAGTCTTGCATCGATCTCCTGCTGCTGCGCTGCTGTTTGAGCTTTTAGCATTTCAGCTTGACCGATTAACATGTTTGGATCTGGCTGCTGCTCTTGTTGT